TCTATGAACCTACGGGCATCGTTAAGCGAGAACTTCATATCAGGCACGTACTCGTTCATAAGATCCTTGAGTTTGCCTGGCCCTACCATGTAGTTGATCGCATGTGATGCCCTTTTGCCTATGTCGCGGTATGTGTAGTGTGTGCCTACTACGGGGTTACGTACTTGATCCTCTGGAATTCTAAACAAAGCCATAGCGTTTTCACTGTGTATATCCCTGCCTTCTATGAAGCCCTGTTTGTAATTCACGTCCCCTGCAACGTAGGCTGTTATGCGAGCCTCGATCTGTGAGCCATCAGCTTCCCAGAATACTAGGCCAGGATCTGGTACAAACCAATCACGTTGATCTCCTGGGATATTTTGAAGATTCATACCTTTATTAAATACATCCTTCGAGCTAGATATACGACCTGTGTCTGTAGCTGATGTACGATACGATGTACGCATTCTGCCGTCTTTGTGTACTTTAGCTTCTAAATACGTCCCTATGATTTTGCGTCTGTCACGTACTGCTAAACACTTGTCTATGAATGCGTGATGTTTAGGTTGTCTAGGGCGTAGGAGTTTAAGTGTATGTACATCCGTAGATGGTGTTTTACGTCCTCTACTTATAGGCAATCGAACTCCTTTGGATTTGAAGTAGTCCAGTACCTGCTTAGGACTGTTAGGATTAACCCCACACAAAGCAGCATCGGCAAGAAGATTAGCCACTTCGTTACCGAGGCTTTCTTTGCGTTTCGATCTAAGATCTTCATCTATGTTTACTCCTTTATGCTCCATGCGAATTAATGTCTTGGTTACTGGCATAGCTACGGTGTGGAAGAACTCCCATGCGTGTGTATCTATTAACTCATGGGAAAGCTTTATAGCTACCTCATACGTAACACAACAATCTATGCCATTGTATTCCCATAAGGTATTGTTATAATTACCACTGGTTGCTTCTTTGCGCATTTCCTTATAGAAGTTCTTGTTTGTGTATATGGATGCTAGGAGATCTAGGCTATGGCCCATCTCGGGATGCATTACCGAATGTGCAACCATAGTATCCATCCATACGTTACGCACACATATACCAAAGTTCCTGGCTAGGTACTGGGCATCGTAATCTAAATTCTGACCTATTTTAAAGGCATTATTACTAAGGAGTGTGTTAAGCTCTCGTATGAGTGCTATTCTGTCCTCGTGCCTTAGATGTGTCGTAAACGGTATCACTACGGCTTCGGTAGCAGACCTAGCGATTCCTACGCATGTTATGCACTCTGCATATGTCTCGATGTCAAATGCTAGGCATGGGGCATCGTGATATGATTTGAGTGTTTCTATGAGGATTTTTGTTATGAGACCTGACTCCTCTGTGGCGTAGTCTTTCTTGATCTGGCCGTAGTGTACTATGGTACGTTTGTGGTCTACGATGGACTCGAAGTCTGTCAACACACGCTTGGCCTTTAGTGCATCTTTACGGCAAAGCACTAACCAAGAATACTGGCGTATTATACTTACAGGAGCAATCATAGGTATAACAGGGATTTTTCCTCTGTTAGAATACAACAACGACCCACGCCATTTAGTGATACCGGATTCGCTACATAGGAACTTAAGGGCGTATTCGCCTACTGCGATGATTAGCTTACGTGGATGTTTTTGTATGAGCTTCCAATTTTCTACGTTATGCTCGAAGGGATCACTTACTATGTCTAGCTTATTTCCAGGAGCTTGCTTGGTATAGGTATGTAACACTAAGCAATCCTTGCGGAAGATACCTGCACGGGCTAGTATATCATCAAATAGTAAATCCCCTTGAGCCCCTGAGAATGGCACGCCAGATATAATATCGTCTTTGGATGGTGATTCTCCTACAACTATGATTTGAGAGTCTTCTGCACCGTCTGGTTGTATATTCATGTATGCGTCTCGCTTTCTAAGCCACTTGATTTAGATGTGGGTATTGGGTCTAACTTAAGATCCCCACCCATCCACCACTTCCCTAGACCCCTTAAACCCTTGATACTACTTGGTACCCATGTTTCTGGTAGTCCTCACAGCCTTATACATTCTCTTCGGCATAAACAATATCGTGTTGTATGCAGCTTTCATCCAGTCCCTAGGATCCATTAAGGTTTTGGATTTATGTGGGCGTAGATGAACCTGGATGTTATTGTTTTCTACGGTTATCTGGACTCTGCCCGAGGATGTATACACTGTTACTTTTTGTTGGTTCGAGCTAAAGCGTGCGCTATGTATCTTGGCTTGCTTCATGAGAGGTCTCCAATACGAGTCTAGACTTGGTTACTTTGATTGCTTCGGGATTTATGTCTGAGCCTAAAGCTCTACGGTTTGTTTGTATGGCAGCTACTAGATGACCGCCTGAACCACAACACGGGTCTATTACTAACTCGCCTTCAAGGGTGCATTTTTCTATGAAGAACTTTAGTATATCTAGTGGCCGCTCTGTTGGGTACTTACTAGAAACAGGTCTAGCATATGATACAAGATTAGGGCCAAGACGTTCGGGCATAGATACAGTACCCTTACGTAGATGGCAGATATATTCATAGGTTTGATCACCTGTGGCAGCTCCGTTGATTGCAGGAGTGGATTTTACTTTATTCCATATCCAAGGTGGGTATTCGAACTCTAGGTCTGGGATTAGGGTACATGCGCGTTCGATCCAGAATGTCTCTACCCAGGAACTAAATATCCACATGTGGGCATTAGGCTTCAGGGCTAAGTATAACTTAGGGATTAGCTGATGTACGAAGTCTTTAATGCTTTCTTCGCTATCGTCCCATTGGGTGCCGTGTGAGGATTTGGCTAGTGTGTTCGACTCAAATACCTCTATGCCAAAGGGTAGATCGGTTAGTACTAGATCCACGCTTTCTTCTTCGAGTGTATCGAGGAAGTCTAGGGCGTCGCTTAGGATTACGATACCTTCGAGGTCTTGCCTATGGGATTCCATTGCTCTACGGGCTATCTCGGCTCGTATTTCCTTGACCTTGTATGCTTTGAACTTGCCTAGGATGCCGCTCTTTGATGTTTCATTTTCGAGATCTGCTAGGTCTGGGATGTGTTGAGCTATGTCTAGCACACGCGCTACCTTACGGTGATCACTTACACTGGCTTGAGACATGTTGAGATCCTTAGCCGTGTCTTTTTGTGAGTGACCACCTTCGGATGCGCCTAGACCCCGCTTAGACTTACCTTTGAGTTTTTCCATCAAACGCTCGTAATCATCGACAGCACGAGATTCTTCTGCAGGAGTCAATGGTTCACGTTTAATGTTCTCTTGGAGTTCTATGGTATGTCGGTGCCAATCGTCTGTGGGGTTTATTATTGAGATTTTTACGTTCTCGAAATCCTGCCAGTTCTCGTAGGATTCACGGTTTTGGAGTATGGACTTAATGGCCTTAAGTCTACGTTCACCTGCGATTAGTACGAAATTCGAATCTACTACAATAGGCTGTATTTGGCCTACTTCGTATATGCTGTCTGCTAATTCTTTGAGCTTCGCTGGCACAAACTCCTTGCGTTGCCGCATGGCTGGAGTTTTTATCTCAAAAGGGTCTATGGATCTGATGTCTTCGGTCATCTAAATATCCTTAACTAAGACAGGCAAGACACGGGTAGTGTTATTACGACACTACCCAATGCCCTGCCTGTCCCGTGGGGTTAAAGGTATGTGGGTATTACTACCCTATACTACGAAACGCTCGATCTTGATGGAGGTACCAGATGTTCCGGTAGTCTCGTTAGCCCAATCTTCGGCTTTGATCTTGGCAACACATTCGTTACCGATAGCTTCGTCTAAGTCCTCAGAGATGTTTTCTTGAATATCCATGAAGCTCAGGTTCAACTTCTTTTGTTCGTACTCGTCACTATCGGGATCAAGATTGTTCAGCTCGGAGAGACGGTCAGCGAAGATCGCTAGTATTGCTTGGTTAAAAAACCAAGTACCCCATGAACACCAGTGGAAAACTGTGAAGCCGTTAGCGTCTGCGTCCTCTGAGTTAATAACTTTGAACTCGAAATTAATACCAGGCTTTGCAGATGCACGGGACTCACGGTATGTCCACTTGCTGAACGCGAGATCGTATTGTCCAGGATCTAGAGTGCGATCGAGCTGTTTCTTTTCGGTCTCGAGGCTACCGAACTGTAGGTCTTGATAAACTTCAGTCATGATGTTTTTGTTCCTTGTGTTGAGTTTAGTAAAATGTATGCGTGTGCATACACATGGATGCTACGTTGCTACATTCGTTAGCTCTTATTCTCCTTTCTCTTGAGCTGCCGCTAGGCTGTGTTGTAAAGCGATGTTGATACGGGTCAAGACATCCTTGGTTTCTACAAACCCCATAGATCTTGATCGCTCAATCTCGCTTATTATGATCTTCTGTAACACATATCCGTCTTCTTCTGTGATTGGTATGTATAATGTATCTTCTTCTGGCATTTTCGTATACCCTTTGTTTATGTTGCCTAGAAGGTTGAAGTCTTTCTTAGGGTTCATGGGAGTAATAAGTCAAAGTTCTGTGGCATCTCGGGATCAAGATTAGGATTACGTACACGTGCTGTGTATACGCCACTTGGTCGGGTTTGCCATATATACGATGCTTTGTCGCCTTTACCTTTAACTACTGCGTGAAGTACGTAGTCGAAATATGATGGGATGATACCTGCGAGTTTACCTGTGAGTGACGGGACTATTTTTACTATGCCTGTGGTTTCGTTTTCTTTGGTGTCCTCA